AAGCATTTATTGATGTTAGACCTGGTGAAAGTGAAAGTGATTATGTGGGTAGATGTGTTAGTTCAAGTGAAATGATGGGAGAGTTTCCTGATGAAAAACAACGACTAGCGGTATGTTATTCACAATACAAAGAAAAGTTTAATTTCCCAAAAGGAACTTGTTGGGAAGGTTATGAACCTTACGGAACTAAAATATTAGATGGTCGTGAAGTTCCTAATTGTGTTCCAATCAAAGCGACTGAAGAGTTCATTACAGAATATATCCCTTATGAAGATATAGCAGAACAATATTGTAATTGTGATTATGGTTATACTGCTATTGGTTTTAAGATAGGTGATAGAAGTGAATACAAGTGTGTTGAAGAAAATAGCCAAGAGGCTATGGACTACAACGCAGCACAACTTGTTATGAAATTAGAAGCACTATTAAAAGAAATGGATAAATCTATGTCTTAAACATTTAAGTCATATATTTATCATAAACAATAAAAAAAAAATAAACTATGAAAAATATTGAATTATTACAAAAAGTCGCTGACCTAGTTGGCTTTAAGTTTTCAAGTGTTTCCCATTCCTTCGCTGAAGTAGAATTAGATGGTGGCGTAATCATCACCAATTCAACTGAAGGGGAGTTCCTTTTGGGTGATACTATTAGTGTTAAAAACGAAGACGGAACATTTACACAAGTAGGTTCTGGAACGCACAGATTGGCTGACGGAATGAAAATCTTTATCACAGATGAAGAAGGAAAGTTGGTTGAAATCAAAGACGCTATGGAAGACGAAGTAGAAGACGAAGGTGTGGTTATTGTTGATGCTGAAAAAGAAAAAATGGAAAGCACACAATTAGACGCATTAAAACAAGCGATACACGATGTATTGTTTGCGTTTGAAGCAAACACTAAAGAAATTGCTGACTTGAAAGCAGATTTACAAGCCTTCAAGAATGAAGCAAAACACGCTCCCTTAAAAGAGGATACTTTGATGTCTAACGCTTTTTCAAGCGACAGCAGGTATGAAATCTTGAAAAAGATGAAATTAAACAAATAAAAAAAAACAAAAAATTAAAAAACAATAATTATGAAAAATCTTAAAAACTTCAATTTTGATTTTGATACTACTGGAATGGTAGATTACTTGAACGCAAACGCAGATTTGCTTTTATCAAAAATCGTTATAGACACTATTGAAAGTTCTACTTACAAAGTTGTCCCTAACATAAAGTTTGGCGAACTAATCCCTGTATATGAAACAGGTGCGATTGACGACATCGCTTTTCCAGGTAATTCTTGTTCCTTCACAGGCGGAACGATTGAATTGACTGAAAGAGAATTAAAGGTATGCCAATACAACATACAAAAGAACTGGTGTGATGATGAATTGAATAGAACAATTATGTCTATTAGATTATCACCAGGTTCTTACCCACCTAACTTGGCTCCTTCAGTTGAAGAAGCGTTTATGAATGATATTGCGAAGAAAGCATCGGTTTATGCTTCAAGAAAGTTTTGGAACGCTGAAACGGCTACTGATGGTTGTTCTGGTGTGATAGAGCAGTTGGAAAGCGCACCTTTCACAGCAGAAACAATCAACAAAACATATACTGCGATGACTATAAATAATGCGGTTTCCGTAGCAGATGCCTACATATTGGCACTTCCTGCTCCGTTAAAAGTCATCAATACTATTATGGCGTTGAACCACAACGATTTCCAAGCACTTCAGTTGGCTTTAAGAAACCAAAACTTATTCAACTTTAACCCAATTACTTTGGCGAACGGACAAATGGCAATCCAAATCCCATTCACAAATGTAATCGCTATTTCTTGTGAAATCGCTGCTGGTTATATGGTTTTGACTAACGCTGAAAACTTGATGATGGGAACTGACTTGTTGAGCGACATTTCTTCACCTATTTCTTGGTATTCTTTGGATTTCCAACAAACAAGATTAAAGTTGGCTATGAAGATTGGTTCTGCTGTAGGTATTCCTTCACAGGTAGTTTTCGCAAAATAATTAAATAATCACATTCCTAATGGTTTATAGTCCTACGGGGCTATAAACCAAATAAGGAAGATAAAAAAATAACAAAAAATATAATAACATAAAATTATGGCTTCTAATTGTATTATCACAAGCGGATTAGCACTTGCTAGTTGTGTAAATAATGTTCCTGGTATTGACGAATTATTCGTTTTAACATCTACAGGAACTTCTACAGACGCACAATTCGCTTCAATCACTTACGACCCTGATGGGTATATCACATCATTTTCAGCTGCTACTACAGGTTTAACTTTCCAACAAATAGATTTAGTTAGAAATAGTAGTGCTGCGTTGAATGAAGAAACATCAATCAACTTACCATCACTAGGTTTCACATTCCTTACTAAACTTTTATTCACAATTCCTGGTTATTCACAGGAAAACACAAACCTTTACCAACAAATCGTAAAGAACACACAATCTTACTTCATCGTAAAGTTGAAGACAGGTAAGTTTTTCTTGGCGGGTGCTGATGTAAATGGTGGTGGTGGAATGTATGTTGAAACAGCAGGTATTGTTTCTGGTTCATTACCAGGGGACGACCAGTTGTATTCAATCGGTTTAACTTCACAAAGTTCAATCAGCGTTCCTGAAATGTTAGTATCTACTACCTTGTCTGCTTTCGTAGCAGGTTCAGGTTTCGGTTTATACTACAACAACTAATTAAAAAAATACTTTTTAATGGGGGGTAAAAACCCCCATTTTTTTAAGCCAATTATGTTGGAAGTAATCAAAGATATTAGGGTTAGAAAGGACAACACTTATGTCCCAATAACACGATATATTTTAACTAACTTACGACTTGATTTACATAGTGAAATAATTACAATAAAGGTTCTATTCTACAGGAATGATGACCTAATATTTACCAAGTTATTTAATATGGGTAAATGTGGTGATACGAATGTGAATGACCTAATCAAACAGGTTCATCAACAAATACAAAATGAAGGTTAAATCATTACTTACCCAATACTTCCAAGGCGAACAAGTGTATAATTACGGGGGACAAATCCCACCAATTTTATTTCCTGACCCATCACCAAGTCCAATTCCACCTACGCCAACGCCTACGCCTACCAACACTACTACACCAACGCCGACGCCTTCTATTACCCCTTCAATCACACCAACGATTACCAACACACCTACTAATACAAAAACGCCTACACCGACAAGAACTTCAACTGCGACACCAACACCAACGAATACCCCAAGTCAAACGCCAGCGGGATTTGACCCTGATGCCGCTGCTTACTTATCTGCCGTTGTTGCTGCGGGTGGTGCTGTTTCATCACCGATGTCTGCGGCAACAAATAATATGTTCTTGGCGTTAAAGTCAAATGGACTTTATACAAGAATAGACGCTATGTATCCAGTTCTAGGTGGCACGGCAGCATCACACAAGTTTAATGCTATAAATCCATTAGATACTGATGCCGCATTTAGATTGACTTTTAATGGTGTTTGGACGCATAACGCATCTGGTATGATAAATAATGGTGGTCCAGGAACATACGCAGAAACTTATTATGACGCATCTTTAGTTGTTCCAACAGCTGCAGACCAATCTGTATCAATTTATACAACAACATTAAGCAATAAAGGAGTTCAAGATATAGGTTCAACAAATACAACAGCAGGAACTATTGAGGTTGGTATTTATACATCATTTAGTAGCGTTCAATTTATATCAAATGTTAAATCGGCTGCATCATCGTATCGTTCATATAATCAACCTTCAGCAGCAGGTATTGGATACTTTATCGCAACATCAACAGGAACAGATGTTTTGGGAACTAAAGATGGTGTGTTAGTTGTTAATAATACACAAATACCAGATTTCACAAACAAAACACATTACATAGGTAATAGTAATGGAAATCTTGGTATTGGTAATCCATCAAATATAATATTCGCTCATTTTGGAAGACAATTTAGTTCAGGTGAAATGACTACATTATCAAGTATAATCAACGCATTCCAAACCGCATTAGGAAGAAACACATATTAAAATATGATATACATAGAACAAAACGCAGTCAATAACATCTTCGTAAATGTATCCCAATACAAGACGGGGAACTTTGGTGCCAATCCAAAATACCTGTGGAGATTACAGAACGCTCAAGGTAGAAACATCGTAAGTTTCTACCCTGAAAACAGCACATCTACTTACCCAAGTGCTTATACTGGTCGTTATGATGTATTCACATTTAACACATTTAAGAACCAACCTGAAAACTATATTTATAGTGCGGGAACTGATTGTAATTTACACCTTGTAAATGAAAACCAATACTGGTTAGGGATTTATGAAATGCCACCTAATTCAACATCATTAAATCCTTCAGGTGAAAAGTTGTTAAATAGTTTGGCGTTTATATTCGTTCCTGTTGAAAACGAGTTTTATACAGGTAATACTGCGAACTTTGAGCCTAATAAAATCTACTATAAGAATGGTGATGGTATAACACCGACGCCATCAAACACGGCATCACCAACGCCGACGCCTTCTATCACCCCTTCCATTACCCCTTCAATCACACCTACAAATACGGGAACACCTACGCAGACGCCGACTTCCACTTTAACACCTACGCCTTCAATTACGGCTACTTCCACTTTAACACCTACACCTTCAATTACCCCAACAAATACGGGGACACCTACGCAGACACCGACTTCCACTTTAACGCCAACGCCTTCCATTACCCCAACGAACACAGGGACACCTACGCAGACACCGACTTCCACTTTAACGCCAACGCCTTCCATTACCCCAACGAATACAGGGACACCAACGCCAACGCCTTCCATTACCCCTTCAATCACACCAACGAACACACAAACGACTACGCCGACCCCGACAATTACGCCAAGTTCAACACAAATACCTATATTTGTTGCTGGCGGTGAAACGACAAATAAATTAGGTTATTCCAACGATGGTATAACTTGGTCGGCATCTACAAATGGTAATTCAATATTCGGGACTGGAGTTTTTGGTCTTGGTTGGAATGGTAGTAGATTTGTTGCTGGCGGTGTTGGAACAAATGTTTTAGGTTATTCCAACGATGGTTTAACTTGGTCGGCATCTACAAATGGTAATTCAATATTTAATAATTTTGTAAATGCTATTGCTTGGAATGGTTCATTATGGGTCGCTGGTTCAAGTCAGGGAACAAATAAATTAGCATATTCTACCGATGGTTTAACTTGGACTAATTCGTCAAATGGTAATACAATATTCACTTCTGGTGTTTATGGTATTGCTTGGAATGGTAGTAGATTTGTTGCTGGCGGTTATGGAACAAATAGATTAGGTTATTCCAACGATGGTATAACTTGGTCGGCATCTACAAATGGTAATTCATTTATCACATCACAAGGTAGAGATGTTGCTTGGAATGGTTCATTATGGGTTGCTGTC